CGTGGTACCAAGAGTCCCCCGTTTTGGTCACGCACAGTTACGGAGGTGCCTTGCCCAGGACGAAGGCGCCCGCCGGGACGACGGTGGACCGCCGCAATGGCCGCCGGGCCGATCTGGTTCCGGTGGCGGGCGAAAGGTTCGACTGCCCGGACTGGGTCTGCGACGAGGCTAGGGCGGCGTGGGACGCGTACTGGGAAGACAGCGTCGCGTCGGTGATGACGCCGGTGGACCGGGCGATCCTGGTGCGCTGGGTACGGGAGATGGACCGTTACCTGCGCTTGTCGGCGGAGGCCGACAAGCAACCGTCTGTGCGCGGGTCGCAGGGGCAGCCGGTGGAGAACCCGCTGTACGGGACGGCGTACAAGGCTCTGGCCGCGGTGCAGGCCGTTGAGAAGCAGATGGGCATGGGTGCCCTGAACCGTTCGGCCTTGGGCATCGCGGTGATCACCGAGCGCAGGTCGCTGGCGGACATGAATGCCCGGTATGGAGGTGGCGATGCCGACAGCCACCGTCCCGCGATCAAGGCGGTCGACCCGCGGGTCATCGAAGCCTGAGCTCGGCTGCACGGCGTGCGGCTGGCGCCCGGTGGCTGGCCGCCTGTGGCCATCGGAGGGCGCGACGGCGGTCCGCTGGATCGAGGACAACTGCATCTGCGGTGAGGGTGACTGGTACGGCCAGCCGATCAAGCTTCGTGTGGATCAGCAGCGGTTCCTGTACCGGTGGTACGAGTATTGCCCGAAGTGCCTGCAGTGGCGCTACGACGAGGCGTTGCGCGGTGAGGCGACGGGTGGCGGGAAGACGCAGTTCATCGCCGCGGTGACGCTGCTGGAGTTTGCGGGCCCGCCGCAGATCGCGCCGGCGAGCCCGAACATTCCGGTCGCGGCGGCGAGCTTCGAGCAGGCGAACCTGCTCTTCTCCGCGGTCGCGGTGATGTGTGGTGGCCGGGACCAGCAGGTGAGGGAGTCCCCGCTGTGCGGGTTCTTCGAGGTCTACGACACGGAGATCAAGTTCGCGGACGGCCGCCCGGGCCGGATCTACCGGATCGCCGCGGTCGCCGGCACCAACGAGGGCGGGCTGCCGACGCTGTTCGTGCGCGACGAGCTGCACGAGTGGGGCGAGGTCGGCGGGACCAAGGCCCGGGTCGCGACGGTGGTGGGTAAGTCGACCCGCAAGCGGCGCACGAAGCGCGGCTGCGGGCGGATCATCTCCCTGTCGACGGCCGGGTTTGACCGGGACCATTCGCTGCTCGGCGACATGTGCAAGGTCGGCGAGCGGGCGGCGAAGGATCCCAGCGTCGCGCCGCGGTTCCTCTACGACTGGCGACAGGCTCCGGACGGGCTGGACTACAAGCTGGCCAAGCATCGCGAGAAGGCCGTCGAGGCCGCCTCCGGCGCGGCCGGAGTGTTGTGGAACGTCGCTGACCGGGTCGACGACTGGGGCAAACCGTCGTTCCCGCCGCACGAGTGGATCCGCTACTACGCCAACCGCTGGGTGGACGTCGCCGAGGAGTCTTGGCTCAAGGACCATCCGGCGGCGTGGGCCGAATGCCATGGCAAGTGGAAGTCGAGCCCGGCCAACCCGTTCGTGGTGGCGGTCGACATGGCACTCAAGCATGACTCCGTCGCCGTGGACCGCGTCGAGCAGCTGCCCGACGGCCGGCTGGCGGTCACGGCGAGGATCTGGCAGCCGACGCACGGGCCGATCGACCACCTTGACGTCTTCACCTACGTCAAGACGCTCGCGCACGGCCCCGGCTTCCGGGGTGTGGTGTATGACCCGCGGTTCTTCGAACTCCCGGCTAGGGCGCTCGAGGACGAGGGAATCCTGGTCATCCAGTTCGACCAGTCGCCGCAGCGGATGGCGCCGGCGTGTGGGTTGGCGTTCGAGCTGATTCTGAACCGGAAGATCGTCCACGACGGGGACGAGGAACTGTCGGCGCACGTCCGGGCGGCGGTCAAGCGGGTCCAGGACCGCGGGTTCACCCTGTCGAAGGGCAAGTCCAGACGCCAGATCGACGCCGCGATCGCCCTGTGTATGGGCGTGTGGGTGCTGCACGAGGTCCAACCGGAACCAATCGAACCGCTCGTGGCGTGGCGTTGAGGGGAGCAGAGTGACCCTCGACCTGGTGCCGTTCCGCGGCCACACGGTGCCGGTGCTCAACGGGAAGTCCGAGATTTCCCGCTACTCGCTGCAGCAGTACTTGAACGACCGCACGTTCAGCTTCAACGGGATGACATACCACCCGGGCAACAGCTACGGGATCGTCACCACCTACAACAACAAGCCGGCTGAGCCGATCTCCTACAACTTCGCCGGGTTCGTCGAGGGCATGCTGTACGCCGACGGCCCGGTCGCGGCGGCCGAGGGCTACCGGCTGCGGGTGTTCGGCCAGGCGCCGCTGCTGTACCAGGAGTTGGTCGACGGCCGGCCGGGGGACCTGTTCGACGACGACGCGCTCGAGCGGCTGCGTGAGCCGTGGCCGTCGGGCAACCTCGGCGACCTGATGAAGCGCGCCCTCATCTACGGGGACTTCGCCGGTAACGCGTTCGTCCTCGACATCGACGACGAGCTCGTGCTGGTGCGACCGGACTGGGTCGAGATCCTTCTGGCGAAGCGGGAGTTCCGCGGCGGCCAGGTCGGCTGGCGCCAGATGGGCATCGTCTACTACGAAGGCGGACTGCACGTCGGCGACGGTGTTCCGTTCCTGCCCGGCGAGTACTGCCATTTCGTGCCGGGCCTGCCCGATCCGCTGGCGGCGTACCGGGGCATGTCGTGGCTGACGCCGCTGATCCGCGAGGTGCAGTCGGACAAGAGCGCGATGGACCACAAGGTGGCGTTCTTCTCCAATGCGGCGACACCCAATCTGGCGGTGTCGCTGCCGAAGGAGATCACGCCGGAGCAGTTCCGCAAGTTCGTCGACGAGATGGACGAGAAGCACAAGGGGCCGCTGCAGGCCGGTAAGACGCTGTATACCGCCGGTGGCGCGGACGTCACCGTCATCGGCGCGAACATGAAAGAGATGGACTTCTCGTCCGTCATGGGGAAGTCCGAGACGCGCATCGCGAACGCGGCCGGTGTCCCGCCGGTGCTGCTGTCCTTCTCCGAGGGCATGCAGGGCTCGTCCCTGAACGCCGGCAACTATACGGCCGCGAAGCGCAACTTCGTTGACACGACGATGCGGGACCTGTGGCAGAACTGGGCCGGGTCGCTGCAGAAGATGGACGCGTTCCGCCCGCCGAAGGCGAAGGCGCGACTGTGGTACGACGGCCGCGACATTCCGTTCCTGCACGAGGATGCCAAGGATCGTGCCGAGATCCAGCAGATCGAGGCGTCGACGCTGTCGTCGCACATCTCGGCCGGCTGGGAGCCCGATTCGGCTGTGCTGGCGTTGCTGAACGATGACCTGAAGGTGCTGAAGCACACCGGCCTGACCTCCGTCCAACTCGTACCGCCGGGCACCACCGACGCGGACGGCGACGGTGTCGACGACGCCGAGGGTGAGTACGACGCCCTACTGGACGAGTTCCGGGCACAGCTCGCCGACGAGGACGAGATCCAGCGGGACCGGTGGGACGTCCGCCACGAGGCCGGCAAGCATCGGGGCCGGTTCCGGAAGTTGTCCGACGCGATCGTCGCCCTGTTGAAGGACTGGGACGGCGACGGCGACCCGCTGGCCGACTTCACCCAGCCGCAGTTGAAGAAGGCCGCGACCCAGTTGGGGATCGACGTGCCGCCGCGCTCGTCGGCGCCGAAGATCAAGGCGTCGATCCTGAAGAAGCTGCGCGGCGTCCCGGACGCCGATGCCCCGGACGCCAAGCCCGTGAAGAAGGCGGCGCCGAAGAAGGCCCCCGCCAAGAAGGCCACACCGCGCGCACCGGCGGTACCGAAGGCCGAGTCCGTGATACCAACCGGGCCCGCTACGGACCTGTCGCCAGACGAGCAAGCCCGCGTTCGACGGCTCATCCGCCGCGACCCCCAGATTCACGCGTCCGTTCGCGACCGCTTCGAACGCGTCTCCACCTCCGGCAACCTCAACGAAGAGGAAGCCGCGTGGCTGCAGGGGATGCACGACCGCGACCGTGCCTTCGTCGAGCACGAGGCGCAGGCCGCGCAGATCGACCGAACCATCCGTGACGCCGCCAAGAAAGCCGGCCAGACGCCGGCCGAGTACCGGGCCCAGGCCGCCGCCAGACTCAAGGAACTCCTTGATGGCAAGCCAATCGCGGTCCGGGTGCGCGATGAGGGCGCACTCCGCAGCATCCTCGATGGCGGCCGGTTCAAGACCTCGCACGAGGGCGCGAAGCGCGCGCCGGGGCTCGGCGGAGACCTTGACGCCCGGCGCCTCGGCGAGGAGGTTCTCGGCACCCCATCCGACACTCCCGCCGACCGTCGGCCCATCTACGGATACGTGGCCCTTGCCGGTATCGAGCCCGCCTTGTCGGCGGGTCGGCAGACTCCCGGCATCCGGGAGCGCGAGGGACAGGAAGACGTCCTCAGCTCCTATGGTCAGGTTCAGGTGGTCCTCAAGCCAGAGGTCCGGGAGCGCACGACGGCGACGGTGGGGGACAGCCTCGACGAGATCGGGTTCATGCGGCCCACGCCCGTGGACAACCCGACGGCCGAGTCCCTGGGCTTCCGTGGCCTCGACTCGGTGACGAGGCCGGGCTTCACCCGGGCCGGTTACGTCGAGGCGCAGGTCCACGGCGGAGTCCGTGTTGAGGACATCGACGAGGTCGTGTTCCCCGATCAGCCCGCCGCAGCGACCATCGCCGCGCTAGACCGCCGGGGCATCTCGTGGCGCGTGCTGCGTCCGGGCGACCCCACGACGCCGAAGCCCGACCGCGAGTCCGCCGCCCGCCAACGCCAGGCCGACATCGACACCGCCCGCAAGTACTCCGCCGTAGCCGGGGAGCTGTCCGAGTTCCTCGACGCGGAGGCCGACCCGGAGGTGACGGCCCGCCGGCTGCGTCAGGAGGGCCGCAAGCAGGGCATCGCCGACGAGGTGGAACCGATCGCGGTAGCGGTGGAGCGGGCCCGCGAGATCGAGGTCGAGAACCGGATCCGGGCGGCGTACCGGACGCTGTACGGACGCAAGCCGAACCGATCGAATCGGTGGGTCATGCTTGCGGACCTGCGAGCCGAGTTGGGCGAGTCGGTTGATCGAAAGGAGATCGACGCCGCGCTCGTCCGAATGGGCCGTGGTGACTACGACGGCCCAGGTCGACCCATGCTCATTCCCGAGTCGAACCAGTCGGACCTGACTTCGGCCCAACGGGCTGGCGCAGTTCGCATGGGTGGGCAAGACCTGCACCTCGTCGGCTTTGACGACCCCTCCGACCGCCCCGCCCC